GGAAGGACTTGATGAAGTCAACTTTACTATGGAACAATATATTACTCTTGATATGTTACTTACAGATCTTCAAATGCGTTTCACTAGCGCCAGAGTCACTGGCCACTATGAGTTCTCTAAAAAGACATGCCCTATGTTCAATGTTCAAGCCTTCCTAGATATCCTATGATAATAAAAAAGGGGAGCAAATCATCGCTCCCCTCTTCCCTCCTATAAGAAAAACACCTTCAAGCCTACAACTAAACTAACGACAGTAGCCACGCCACTCAGCGCAATAAGCGCCCCTGCCCATTTATTCTTCCAAGCGACAAGGCCCTCAATAGGTTCAATGTCCTCCTTGTTCTGTTTAATCTGCTCCCCGTGCTCTCCTAACAGAAGGATAATCTTTTTCACATCTTCCATTATCACCGCAAGCATTCTTTGATCTGTCATTACTTCCTCCCCGTAATTAAAGCATAAAATCATCAAGCGAATTATATAGTGAGATAAAAGCAACACTATAAAAATCAGTGGCCGTTGTAATATAAACATTAATCGTAGGAGAAGAATCCACCGGAGAACCGAAAATATCTATATTATCTATCTTCCCTCTTTCGTATACAAATGTAGTACTTCCTGTTGTTATATCCCAATCAATAGTGGTGCCAGTAGTGAAAGGAGAACCTGTTTCCTCAAGTATTCCATTACCATCTTTTATTGTCGCGGTGATATTATAAGCATCATTGTGTTGCTTTCCATATTGATTAACAAGAGTAATTGTCCCAGTAACTTGAACAGAATCAGTCCAACGGATTTCAGTAGCTATAGATAATGCAAAAGCTGCTAAAGTTGGCTCACTCCAAGCATCCCCAATAAACTTCTGTTCTAATTCTGTTGTTTCATAAGGAACAATAATAGTAGTTACTGACGCATGGGAAGACGGTAGACTTGGAGTCACTGGCGCACTTGCATGAGGAGTACCAGCAATATAATCTAATATCCCATCTGCGCCGACACATATAAGATCAACTCTATAATTCGGAGAACTTGGGGCAGTATCTACTGTAACCGTATCAGGAGTTTCAAACGTATATATACTAGTATCAATCCTATATGTTCCTGTCGCTATATCAACATCCAAGCCACCAGCAATAGTAACAGCCATTCCACTAATAACTATATCATCACTAGCTGGCTGATCGGGAAGTATACTTCCACTACCTACAGGAGTTGGAATACTAATACCATCATCTATAAGTTCTAACTTATTAGGATTCCCTATGATATGCCCAATAAGAACAGAGTTCCCTACATATACAAAACTAGGAACCTCAGTCCAATTCTGTTGCCAAGGTACACTAATCTCTACATCTGTGCCTTGGATTCTTACTAAGGCTTTTCTATTAGGAACATCCACAGAAACAACTATTCCCGGACGACCCTCAACACTGCGAGCAATCTTTTTCTCTACTTTACTCCGTAAGAAGTGTTTAGTGCTTAATCTCATACTATCCACCCTTTGAGAGAATCTTGAAGCTTCCCTTTATTCCCCGCGACAAAAATCCTTTCCAGTTCAACCACAAACATGGTCATTGGTTCATCAGTATCTGGATTTATAATAGAAATCCTATCACCTTCCTCATCTTGAAGGTGTCCTATCTTATTTATTTGAACTCCCTTTCTTTGAAGTATTGGTATTACTAATTCTCTGTTAGCCACCTCTGCACACTCGGAAGTAGAATCACATTCCCAACCTACCAAAGTCTTGCTAAATTTTTGACCCATGTAAGAAATATGATCCGGATCAGTAGCCTCTGCTTGGATAGTTCGTTGCATATAGCCAACAGGTTGCGCCCATATCTCATACTGGAAACTAGCAATGCTCCCAAGAATATTGAGGGCTGCAAATATACTAACAGCTTCAACTCTCTTGCCTACTACGATAACTGGACCACCTGTCGTTAGTGAAATATCAGGGATCTCAGCACCAGTAAGTACTCCTAACATCGCAACGGCAAGTGCAGGAATCAAATTAGGTGCATCTACTTTAACTTTAACCCATTTACCATCAGGATCTTCATCAATGATCCTTTCAGTTACACCCCCTGCAAGGTAGAATGCAATCGGTTCTGCAGAAGATATAACCTTCAATCTAGGATTAAGAACGGTTTTCTCACGTTTATCGTCAAAGTACACAGTATAAGTTTCAGCGTCTCCCCACCAACCCACAGTGCCAGAAATACTAGCTACAGACTCTTCATTATGAATTACTTGAGTAAGATCAGGATGAACACCTGTAACAATAACACTATTAGTGTAATCAGAATAATTATCGTTTGGGTTAAAAGTTTTAAGTGCCGTATTATCACTATAAGTATGATCTATTCCACTACCAGGTACAAGAATTGTATCTAGTTGATTATCCATGTCATACCTAATCATCGTACCAAAGCGCCAAGCAATAGTATAAAGAATCTCATAAAGATCCTGTTGTATAAATTGAGCAGTAATAACTTTGTCGTTAATGAATAAGGGTGTATTTATATCCTCTAAAGCACTAACTGCACCTTCCTCTACTGCAATGTTTTTGAATGCTGTCGAGGCACTAAGATTAGACTGGATAGCAGAAGCATGAACTTCTATAGCTTTTATTTGTTCTAGTTTATCTTTTGCTATAACATTTATTACTTTAGTGTTTCCTTTAGCATATTCTATGCTACGGCTATCTGCATAGTAGGTTCCTTGATTCTCTAAGTAATCAGTACCGCTTACAGTTTCACCTCCTTGCAAGGTTAACTTCCTACCTTTAACAAGATACTTTCTTAACATAGAAGCGGTATTAAAAGGATTAAAAAGTTGCCCAGGAGTTAAAGAGAATTCAAGACTATTAGTATCTCCAAGCACATTACGTCGAATTTTCACTGCACTATTTTGAACAATATATTTAGATAGATCTGCACTGACTTCATCTTTATCCCAAGCAAGATGAAAAGATCCGTCGCTTGAATCAATATCACTCCATAAAGCATAAAATTCATTTGTGCCAGAAACATAAGCAGTTGTCGCGTGGGAAGCACTAAAATCAGCCACAAGTTGACTAGGAGTATCGAATGTCCAACCAGAATCTTCACTGCCTGACGAGTATTTAATTTGCTGAATCTTACCACTACGAGGAACAAATAGAACTCCACCTTGGTTACTACCAGCTGCAAAGGGGTCATTAATGCCAATAATAAAACCATCATTAGTGGAGTCATAATGAGCAATCATAAACTGAGCAGACCCATCAGGAGTAATTCCCGGAACAGTAGTTGCATTATAAACAACCCACTCATTTGATGTTAAATAATAAACATGCAAACCAGTCAACCCTGTGCATAACAAAGCATTTAGAGTTGAATCATAATTTATATTACTAATTAAACTATCTATTGCTGGTAATATTCTGACAGCATCATCATCATTCGTAATATTAAGTTTATATAAACCAGAATAATCAAGAATAGCAATATAAAGATAATCACCAAGAACAAAAACATCTAAGATGTCTGCATCTGGTATATTATGATTACCCACACTATATACTTTGACAAACACACATGCACTTGTTGATAATGTATAAACGCCTATATCTCGATATTTCGTATCAAGACAGATCATATAACCTTCACTAGGAAAGGCACGTGAACCAGTAGAAGTAATAGTAGGAGATCCACCACTCCAAGCACCACCATCTAATAATAATGTATTTACTGTATAGGTTGGTCCTGGATCATTTATGTTAATTGTACATACTTGCCATGCTTGCCTATTATAACGATCAACGAAGAAGGTAAAATATATCGTACCATCAGTATCAATATAGATACCATTTAACTCATATTCATAACCACTCACAGATTCTTCATGACTCCATGTAACATTCTGTGTTATTCCAAGATCATCCCTAAAAGCAATATAATGAATGGTATTACTTACAGGATTAAGAATGGCGATTATATTTCTTGTGACAGCAAATGCAATTAAACCGTCAACCATATTAACCATACGATTTAAGGTGTACATATAAGTACTATTTGCATATAACAATACCGGAGTAGAAGTTGCATCCCAATAATCATCAGCAGTCCAAGAATCTAAATCAATTTGGGTAATACCATGCATTTCTTTATCTACAGTATAATCACCTGTTTCAAAGTGGTATATTTTTCTCGTCGCCTGGTCAAAGACTAGTGATCCTGGATAACTGAAATCATAAGTATGATCTGCCGCCTCGGGAGACCATCCTGTAGCGGTTCTCCCCATATAGAGGGTTGGAGCTTCTTCAAGGAATGTGAGAAGTAATTCATTCTCTACTGTTTGAGCTACTGCAGGCTGTTTACCAATTTGAGCATAACTATCATAAGTAGTGATAGCAGTAGGAGTTCCCCATGACGCTCCATTGTCGGAAGATTCCATCATATAAACATTAACTAAAGGATCGCCACTAGCAGAGTAATCTTCAACGTAATCAAATACCAATATAGGATCATCATTGGTAGGAAAGAATAAATAAGGGTTACTATATGGTCTGGTATTACTTAGTCCACTAGGTACAAAGGTAGTTGCGGTATTCCAACTAATCATATCAGTAGAGGTGTTAGTTCTGAAGTAATAAGTACTTCCACTATAGGCTCCAAGAATCCAGCGATAATTACTTCCATCGTAACTCAGAGTAATACCAAGATCTACTTCATTTGTTCCCCATGTAAAAGCAGTAACTCTATCATTTACAAGACTACCTGTTGCTGTGTAAATCATACTTTGAACAATTTGAGTTGTGCCAAGGTGGAAGGTAGCAATAATACCAATATTACCATCTGACATTTCATGGCAGTCAATACTAGTACAAGTATAACTAGCAGGGGCACTAAGAATATTATTATTATACCATTGAGTTCTATCTAGGTCAGAATAACCAAATCTAGGATAACCATTATAGACATACACATACACCAACCGCCCAGACGAATGCATAACCATCTTGGGTGTAGTTTCATTTTCAAGAATCCCAATACGAGAACCAGCAAAAGGAATACTAGCTACAGGATCAAAGCTTTCCAATTTAACCACTGGATGATGAATAATACCATCCTGAGCTGTTTGTAATTCAGTACTAAGTGTTCTTGACATTTGTTGTCTATCTCCTACACAACAGATAAGATAAGAAGCTCTAATTCACAATCCTTCCTTAATGCGTTTGTATTGTCCGTATTAAGGAAATAAACGCCCTTCAAGCCCATAATCATAACGTTATAAGTCGAGCCATTGTCGGGATTATAAACTATGCTTAAATCGGCAACCCATAAAGCCTGTAACGCAATATACTGCTCTACAGTCATTAAGTCCCAAATAAGTTTTACTCTCTTCCCTACCACAGTAGCTGGCCACGAGAAGTAATGAACACCTTCCCAAGTAAGTTCAGAGTTACTGATAACCTCTGGATCAAGAGTATTACTCATTCGATGCGGATTAAGATTGAAGGTATAGCCTCCAAGGATCATCTTAGCACTCATTAGGATCTCTCCTCTAGTACTCGAATAGCTGCATTGTCCATAGCGACTTCCACATCTCTCATCATGTCCTCTGGAGTGATTCCATAGAAGTTTCTATCACCACCTTGGAATTGATTACCACTACCCCTTCCATATGCCATACTGTCCTTATTTGATAATACCCTTTCCGCGCCTTTTTCTGCAAACGAGTATGATTCACCGCTATTCAAACCCACGCCAAATACAGGCTCTCCGATAATTCCACCAGTAGCCATAGCATGAACAGCACCAGTATAAGGATTTAACATTGGAGCATTAAGCCCACCAGTAGGTTGCATACTTGCACTAACACCACCAAAACCAAACAGTGTTGAGGCAAAAGCACCTACGCCAGCAAGAATCCCACCAGTCTTAGCAGCACCGCTACCAGCAAAGAGTGCGTCGGAGATTTTAAGAGCAACAATCTTAGCGAGCATATCAGCCATGATTCGATAGACTGCATCACCGAACGAAGCCCAATAGTCCTTAGCGTCTTTCAACTCTCCTTTCATCCCATCAAAGAAGATATCAGAGAAACTACTCTGCATTGAAGTCGCTACATCAACTCCCATCTGTTCCCAACTGGCTGCCATGTCTTCCATGCCACGAGCCCATCGTTTAAGACCATCAGCAAAGGCTGCACCAGGCCCACGATTAAACTTAGTCACATCATTACTATACCGAGAGAATTCCTCACGCATCTTTCTAATTTCTTCTTCTTTATTTCCTATAGCACCTTCGTCTCTAACAGGACGACTTTGGAGAATTGCAAGTTCCGCCATTGCAGAGTGAATAAGTTCCTTTTGTAAATCACGACGTTTCGTAAGATTCTGAATAGTATTAACTTGGAAGTTCTCGTACCTAGTCTGCAAGTCTCTAAACTTCTTCTCAATATCTAATCTGTTATTTGCTATCGCACGAAGCTTAATTTGAGAAGCTATCTCAGTAAGTCGAATCTCTCTTACTTGTTTCATCAATCCTAGAAGTTCTTCTTCGATAGCTTTAAGTTTAGTGTTCTTCTTTACTGCTTGAGCAAGGTCAACTTCCATTTTAGAGAAGTGAAGTTCTACTTCTTTAGCTTTACGAGCGAACTCACCAAGTCCCACATTAGAGATTTCATTCCTCATTGAAAGGATAGCTTTTTGCCAACGAGTGATACTTGCCTCTGCTGTATCAGGACCTAGAGGCTTAGGCATCTTAATACCAAAGAGTTTAGTCAAGTCCTCTGTTATAGCCTCTGAATTAAGTATTTCTCCAAACTCCTTACTTAGAGAGGGAAACTTTTCTTTTAACTTTGCTGTTAGTTTAGCGTATCCAAGCTCCACTAAGTCTGTAACACTATCAACAACCTCAGAAGCTACATTAGTAACAGCAGACTTTGCATCCATGCTATATTCGTCAGCCCACTTCTGTGCTGTATCTCCAGGAGCTTGAAGCATCTTAGCAAAATGCTCCCCTACCTTTGTAGCGGCTTGCTTACCATTCTCCATGAAGTCGTCCCAAGGACCCATTAGGAGTGTTACGACTGTGTCAATGATATTCCAGAGTTCTTTAAAAGCAACTCCAACACCCATCACAAAACCAATTGCTCTGTGAATTGACTGCCCGAAGGCATACCCAAGAGCCAAGACAGTTCCTAATGTTAGGATAATCTGACTAGATAATATCAGTGAAATAGCACTAACGGCTTTAACAATGTTCCACGCGAGAAAACCAATAGTAACTAATACCTTAGCGATCTTCTTAAACGGGAATAACAGTAATGCGACTGACAAACCAATAGCACCCCACACAACACTAACAGCCATTGATATAGCTAGAAGCTTTCCGACTAACGCGATTTGCTCTGAATAGGGTGCTAACACATCATAAGCAATCGAGAATATTTCTTTCATTACATCGTAGACTTCACCTAAGAATAGTGGAATCCTTGCTATGACTTGCCAGATTCTATAAAAGACACGATATACTTTTGTGCCTAACTCATTAAGCTCACCTTTTGAATCAAAGAGTCCTTTGTTGAATTCTTTAAGGGTATCCACCCAACTATCATAAATGCCACTGTTCATCTGAGCCAAACCAGATATGATCTCTAGACTGTTTCTAGTTACTGAGAATTGACCTTCGATAGTCTTAATAGACTCTAGAATAGCATGTTTATATTCAAACATCCTATCAATGACCATTTTCCACTTATCAGCATTACTAACATTAGCACGAGCGATCCCATAAAGAGCATCTTTCAATTCAGGCATACGCTTTAAGAATCTACCAAATTGATCGGTGACTCTAGCTGTACCTGTGAAGAGACTCTGGATCTCCTGTCGTACCTGTCGAGAGCTACTGCCAGTGGTAAGTGCAATTTCTTTAATCATTGCAATAGATGTAAGTGTCTTGTCGGTGATATCTTTTGTAACGATAACGCCAAACTGTGCAAGCTCTTTATAACCTTCGCCAATTTCTTGCATAGAAAGTCTAAATACAGGAGCTAACCTGAGACTTTCCATCATCGTGCCTCTCATGACTTGGCTAAAGTTCTCAAATCGCTCTAAGAATCCACTTTGGCCTTTTGACAATAGTGCCAGCATACCACCGATAACTGCTACACTACTTCTGTACTCATCGACAACCTTAACACCACTGGCGAACGTACTTGTAAGATTACTAATAGCAATCTCTACAGCATTGATAGCTCGATAAGCAATCCAGAAACCTGCAGCAACTCCACCGAAACGTTTCCACCAAGCATCGCCAGATTTAGCAAATTCCTTAGTAGCCATTCCAAGTTTCTTCATTTGTCTTGCTAATTGGCCAGTGGACCTTGTAGCAATCTTAGCACTAGAAGTCATTTTAGTAAAACTTGCAACAACTCTGTTTGTCGTACCAGATAATCCCGCCATTACTCGCTTGAGCATCGAGGTCTTAGTACTCATCTTCTGAGCCGCTACAGCACCCTCTCTCAGCTGTTTGAGATACCTGTCCATGAGAGTAGTACCCAATTTACTAGGTACTCCAGCTTGTCCAGTTGTCGTAGCAGGAATTTGTAACGCGGCAGGCCTTGCAGCAGAAGCAACTCGTCCACTAGTACCGAGAGTAAATCCAGCAGCACGCTTTCTAGCTTCTAGAGCAATCTTATTCTCTCTAATAGCTGCTGTTACTCTTTTCCAAGAACTTGCTTCTTTATCAAGTTGAGTCTGTAGGGATTTAACAGCACCTTGCACAAAGTTAGCGCTACCGGCGACTTCCCGATAACGCTCATTTGTCTTCTTGAGGTTCTCATGAACTTCTTTAGATAGTTGGCGTTCTTTCTGGTAACTAAGATTAAGATTCTGGAGTTTATCAATAAGACCTTGAAGCTCTCGTTGACTCTCACTAATCCCTTTGATCTTAAAGTCTACAGATGCTCCGCCTAAGTTCACCATATTAGAAAGCTCCCGAACGCATAGCGTCCCAATCTCTGTCTATTGCCTTTTGGTCTATTTTGTAATCTGATATGAAATGAGGGTTCATAAGTTTAGTCGTATAGTCTCGTATCTCTCTTTGACTATCTTCTTTGTACTCATGAAGATTGATTAACTGACCCATCATGGTGTACTTGGAGGCCCTTTGCCTCAGAGCCTCCTTGTACATTAGGTCTAATTTGCGATAGGAAAATTCCATGATTGCTTGTTCAGTGTAAGAAGGGAACTCACTCATGATAGTAGTCATCCTTCTTAACCTTGCCTCATCTAACTCTGAGGTTTCATATCGAACAAGCTCTCCAATAAAAAATCGACAGCACCTTTAGCCTCGACCATTCCAACACCATCAAACTTAGAAGCATCGACTCCACAAATCTTACCAAGGATTGCTTTCAACTGATCAGCACCTTGCTCTGCAGATTCTTCCATTTTAGAAATCTCTGCCATAACTTCTGGCATGACTTCCCTAACAGTCATTTCAACACCTGTACTCAGTTTGATATCTACGGAACATTCATCGAGAAATTTACCACCATCAAATGTTTTCTTAGCCATGAGATTTTCCTTTCTTTTGTATTGTTGTATAGGGGATAGACAACCATTGCCTACCCCCTAGTTAGAGTGATTAACTAGTTACACTGTTATCGCCAAACCAATAAGTAACGATCTTCTCAATTGGTGTAGCGGTGCCCCAATTAGCACTAACCGTTGCAGGGAAGCACTTAAAGGTAATTCGCATAACGCGCTGATTTTCAGAGTCATATGCCATTTCGACATTAGACACCATACCAGCCGCAGGGAAATGAATCCAATCAATTTCATTAGAGGTAGATGATCCAAGAGCGTACTTCTTAAGAATCAAACTACCAGCAGTTGCCAGAAGCATATTACCAGTTTTGTTCTCCCCAGCTACAAAATCAGGAGTTCCACCACCAGCAGGATGCCCAAGAGCCACACCAATATTCTCCAGAGTTACTTCTGCTAGAGATAATTCAACCTCTACAGTAGTACCCGTGATAACAGTGTTTTCTGCACCAGAGCCATACTGATCAGATTTAAGGTCAATACTATCGTCGACGATGCGTACAGTCACACCCCCCATAGTCTTGCCCATATCTACCTCAGAGTCAGTTACACCATAAAAGACCCCTACTGGTCCGAGTTCGAGAGCCATAATTTATCCTCCTTATTGCTTTTCTTTGAAAAGAGCTACGCGACAAGTCATTATAACTTTCTCGTGCTCGTTTAGTCCGATATAAGTCGGCGTGTTGATAGGCACGACATTGAAGACGTACCCAGAATCTATGATGAATCCGTAAGAGTAAACAAGTTGATTGTACACGATGTAACAATTAGCATCAGCGGTTGTATAATCATCGGCTATGGAAACTATATGTAGTTGGGTACGTTGCATGTTGGTATCATTCTCAGATCCACCAACTTCGGCTATTGCAACTCCAACATCTTTGTCAATTGGAAGGAAGCCAAGGAAAAGATCTACCCCGACTTCGAAGATAGTATTGTCACTGATATACTCTGTGATATCCTTAGCAATACTCATGACCAAATCCTTTTCATTACTTGTATATATGCAAGATTCCAGAGGTTAAACTTAGAGGTAATATAATGAGGTCCAGCCGTTGGATCACTGAATCTCCCAGGCCATTCGTGCATCATCGCTGCTGTCGGCGCTCTATAAACTATAGAAATAGTACCCTTAACCTTACCACCTACAGCACCTAAAGCATCAGCACCGAATGTCCCACCAGTTACTGTTTCTTTCCTTGTTACCATGCCTCCACTTTTACCTTGAATTCCAAACTTATCAAACAGTCCATTTGGATTAGGTCCGTGGAGTTTATTCTGTGCTACTTTTCTACCATCTACGTAAGCAGTCCCACTAGTTCTAAGTCTGCCTGTATTCCAAGCTGGTGTAGGGGAAACAATTAGAGTCGCATCAAGAAGCATAGGAGCTAAAATATCAGGAGCTAAATCCATCTGCTCTTGAAGCTTCTCTATGTTAGCTATAATACCTGCAAACTCATCCTTAGCCATATGTTATCTCCCAATGAGAAAACTCACCATCCATTCCTTCTGCTTCGTAAACCTTTTTAAAAACAAAATAATCATTTCCTATTCTTACTTTTTGGCCGGTGTCAAAAGCCAGTGACGTAACTGTAGTAAATATAACACCCTTACCTACTTCTAGTACATTACCACCACCAAAGGCGAATTGAGTCTCTTTTTCGATAAGACAAGAGAAACGCGTTTCGTCCTCTGAGGTGACAGTCCCGTAAGCATCTAGGGTTTCTGTAATCCAATATGCAGTGTTCGGCTCAGTTAATAACATTACATTCCATCCCTTGTAAAGAACGGGTCATCAAATACAAAACCATCATCAAGGTTGTATCCAGCCGCAGACTCATAACCACGAATCATAGAGCGAAGTTCATCATAATCAATCTCTTCGATGCCCCTACCAATTCGAATTTTAGTTCTGCCACGATACTTCCTAAGAAGCAACTTACATACATAAGCGCAAACCGCATTCAGATTATCTGCCACCTTACCTATGACGTACAATATGTCGTCGTCACAGATAAGGGCAGCAGGGATTTGAGTTTCAGTTCTAACGTCACTGACTTTGACAGCCATGTTTAACTCCTGCTAATTGTTAGTATTAACCACCACCAGCAACGGGGCCATTAAAGAAGTAACCAAGATCAGCCGCCATCAACTTCATGTCGTGATAATGGTGAGCTTCGACACGATATGCCATTGGGTCTTCGCGCCAGTAACGCCTAACGCCAAAACCTTTCAGACCATAGCCGTTCCAAGTGAAGTTGTAACCAGCGGAAGCCTCTTCCAGACTGGGAGAACTAGCCGTATGAAGCAGCAACGCACTATCGCCCATGACGAATGCTTGAACAGCAGCCGCACCGTATTTAGCAGAGTCGTAAACGGTATTACAAACGATGACGCGAGAAACATTAAACAGACGCGCCAGAATACCTTCGGTGATATTCTCGGAAGTGGTGTACTTTAGACGATCGGTGATTTGCTCACAAAATGTAAGAGCATCAAACGCGGTACGAGAGAGCACGAGAGTATTAGGATCATACCCAGTAGCTACCTTAACCGCTGCACGAGCTACGGAGACATCATTCAAAGGAATGGCCGTACCAGGAGTGCCCCAACCAATAACAACAGTCTTATCAGTACCCCATGTACCAGTCACCATGTAATCACCTGCGAAATCAACTTCGTCCTTAATAGCGATCTTAAGGATAACACGCCGAGTAGCCGCTTTCTCAGGATTCAGCGGAGCAGGATCGTTTTTGATGTTCTCAAAAGGAACATCCTCGTGAAAAGAAACGTCCTCACAAGTGTAGGTATCCAACCCACGCTTATGTGTGCCACCTTCGGATTCAGTGCCAGGAGCACGAACGGCAGCTTCATTCTTCATCCAGTACTCTTTAGGGTACGTAGGGAAAGAAGCAGACAGAAGATTTACAGGACATTGAGGGAAGATATTGCCCGCCACAAATGTACTAGGGTCCTGTACGTATTTGAGACCCACTTTAGTCAGGGTCATATTAATCGGTTGTTGCATGGCCATTGCCAGTACCTCCTATTAGAGAATCTTCACACGAAAGAGAACATCTTCAGCAGCGGCCAACTCAAGGGCGACTGCCATGGTAAGACCGTTGTCAGTGGCATCACCAGTGACTACAGCAAGTTTACCATCAGCATCAGACTTAAGACGATCCCCAATAGAGATTGCTTCAGCGGCAATGCCAAGTTTGGTACCTGAAATCTGCACAGGACCCAAAACAGTAGACGCATCAGTTTCCTCGTCAAGCAAACCAACGGCGCGCAGGGTAGCACTAACAGTACCTTCCCCACTGATTGCAGAACCATATGCAGTAGACACAGGAACTGTCATGGTAATATTAACTTTTCCTTGATCACTCATTATTCGCTACCTCCTTGCAGGTATTCTTCAGCGAGTTTCGGGAACTCCAAACCAGCTTTGGTCATTGCTTCTTCAATATCAATACCGTCTCTGGCAGCAATCATGTTACAGGCTGCGTCAAAGTCAGTTGGTACCTCGTTGCTCTCATTGGATTCAGAAGTTGCATTATCACTCTCAACATAGAGTTCGCCAGACACTTCTGTTATCTTAGCTTGTAGGGATGCAATAGTAGAAACGACATGATCAAAATCTGCCTCTTCCATATCACAACCAAGACCGACAAGAACCTCATCTTTGGATAGGCCAATTTTAGAGAGTTTTGCCTCGACGTCCACTTTAAGATCAGCTTCTACGCGCTCTGCGATTTCGTCTGCAAGAGCATCAGCTGAGTCAGATTTTTCTTGGGTAAGAGTTGTCACACTCGCTTGCAGGGCCTCAATCATTTCCTTGAGTTCTGCAGGAATCTCGACTACAGGTTTCTGAGACTCTGTATAAGCTTGAACTACAGACTCAGGAAGTTCCGCACCATGAGAATCCATCAAGTGAGTAAGCAAACTCGATACACCGAATTCCTTTACCGCTTCTTGAATAGTCACTTTTTTTCCTCCTTGCTTTTTGGATGACCCTTTTGCTAGAATAATTGCGTCCTCAAGGTTGCCGATATGGTCTACAAGACCAACCTCTTTGGACTGTGCGCCGATAAACACACGACCTTCTGCCATTTTCTCCAAGACAATATCTGTACTCACACCGCGCTGGTTTGCAACGGCATCGACGAACATTGTGTAAAAGTAATCTGCTGAGTCTTGAAGATACTTCTCACTAGCCTTATCTAATACTTCAAACGGGCCTGCTAGTGCTTTGTATTTACCAGCCCTGATTATTGTGGTCTTAACTCCTTTCATTTCTTCTTGTTTAGAGATCTCTTTATGCGTAATTATAACTCCGATACTCCCAACCATAGAAGTATCAAAACTAACAATTTCATGTGCCGCCGAACCAATCCAATAAGCTGCAGAAGCCATAGTCCCATTAGCGTAAGAAACTATCTTCTTACTCTTCTTAGCTTCCATAACAAAATCAGCAAGTTCCTTTGTACCATCAACAGTACCACCAGGAGAGTCAATATCAAGCACGATACCTGCGATATTAGGATTATCAATAGCTGCTTGAATCTCACCCATGTAATCAGCAGTAGTCTTGCCGCCAGAGACTGCTTGCATACCATACATCTTCTTGGCAATCGTACCATGAATTTGAATGACTGCAACATCTGGATGATCAACATGACCCACAGCTTTCGCCGTAGGAGCTTCAAGAGTCACATTCTTACCAGCCATATGATCTGCAACAACTTCGCAAATAACATCCAACGCATCTGGCATGATTGCCCAAGGCTTGCTATTGATGTATTGTACTATCGCACGATCTTTATTTGTCTCCATTTTTAGTACCCTCTTTGACTTTAGAGTTTTTATCATCATCTTTCTCGACGTCAATTTCCTCTTTTACAACTTGCTCTACTGCGTCGAGATCACCTTGAGAGTCTGTGTGACCAAGTTTGTCGTTTACGTTCTGCACAAGACGTGCAGTGGTTTCATCTCTTTCTGGCAAACCAGTCATCTTGCGGACATGATCCTCAAGTTTATCATCAGGAGTGATGACGTTGAACTTAAACAATCTACCTAAGAATGTCGCCATGTCGTTCATGTTCAGCTTACTTGCGCCGACTGGTTCGATATACGCAGGTTTGTCTTTAGGATAATCATTCAGCAGACTCAGTCCTCTTGCACCAATGAACTGATAATTGACCACGTTAGCGATCATCTTCGCAAAACCTTCAACAGCCTTGTTAAACAATTCTGATTGAACACTCGCTAGTGCAAAGCTACCACTATCATTTTGAATACCTAAGAGTAAGAACTGAGCCAACACGCTCATGGCAATCTTAGCATCGTAACGACCAATAACATCGCCAGTATCAAACTGCCTCGCTCCCGGACTCCCCTGCAGTTCGAACGTCCAGCCTGGTTGCAGTACCAGCCCTTCCTGTTCGTTCCGCTTCACG